CAAGAAGTTAAACATAGAATCTGTATTTGATAACACTACTGTATATATAAACACCTACGCTGAGACGGGAGATATAGATACCAAACAACACGGTAAAGCTGTCACTGCTAACTTTATCCACAGCCTTGACGCTTGTATTGTACATCAAGTAGCAAACATAGTTGACTTTGATCTAGCTACCATTCATGACTGCTTTGTGACACACGCTTGTAATGCTAGACAAATCCACGGTATCGTCCGTCGTACATACACTAAAACATTTAATGTTGATCTCCTGACTGAGTTCCGAATGGAGCAAATCAACAACAACCCGACCGCAGAACTTCCATCCGTGCCGGAACTTGGTGACTTAGATGTTACCGCAGTAAAGCGTATGAAGTATCTGTTGTCTTAACATAACACCGATAAAAATAAATGAGTATAAAAGCTAGAAAGAAACACGATATAGTAAAAGCAAAAGGAGTGGCTAAGTATTGTCACCTCAACGAACCAAACAAAAAGTTTGAAGCTGAGTACGGAGCTTGGAGTTGTGATGTAGTAATCGACAAAGAACAAGCAGACGCAATCAAAGCACAGCTTCGTCCGCTGTACGAGGAAGAGCTACGGCAAGTACAAGAAGCTAATGCTGGGAAGAAGATTCAACAGCGTGAGTTTCCGATTGATGAAGTTGACGGTGGGTTTGTACTTAAAGCAAAACTGAAAGCCGGAGGTCGTCGCAAAGATGGTAGTGAGTATCACTTGAGTGTACCGCTGTATGATTCCGTAGCTAAACCGCTTGATCCAGATGTTAAAGTATGGGGAGGTAGTAAAGTGGTAGTAGCTTTCCGTCCTCGTTTTTACTACACCTCAATGGTAGGGTTTGGAGTTGGCTTTGACTTGCAAGCTGTACAAGTACTAGAAGTTGCGGGAGGTGGTATGTCCTCTGTTGCTGCTAGTGCTTTTGGATTCACTGAAGAAGAGAGTGGATTTGTTAATGGCGGTGAAAACTTAGAGGGTGGATTCGATGCGGAAGAAACGGAAGAAGAGGTCATCGCCAACTTCTAAGTACCGCTCTGGATTCGAACAAACCTTAGCTAACCAGCTACAGCGTAGTGGTGTTGCTTTTGAGTACGAAACAGTAAAGTTAGAATATCAAAAGATAGCTACCTACACTCCCGACTTCATACTACCCAACGGCATCATCATTGAAGCCAAGGGTGTATGGACGGTGGAGGATCGAACAAAGCATTTACTAGTCCGAGAACAACATCCACACCTAGACATCCGACTAGTATTTATGAATGCTTACAACAAGATACGGAAAGGAAGCAACACTACCTACGCCCGTTGGTGCGAAAAGAAAAACATAATATATGCACATAAAACTATACCAAAATCATGGCTTTCACAAACACACACCAACCCTGCCCTAAGTGCGGATCAAGTGATGCAAGAGCCACTAACGACGACGGAAGCTGGCACTGTTTCAGTTGCAACCGTCACGATGGAGGAGGAGGACGAGTGAGCGAACCAACACCGAGAGAGTTTGTCAACGGATCACCTCAAGCAATCGCCCGAAGAAACCTAACTGAAGATACTTGCCGGAAGTGGGGGTACTGGATGGGTGTGGTGGATGGTCAGCCTGTACAGATAGCTAACTATAAAACAAGAGACGGTAAAACATGTGCTCAGAAGCTCAGGTTTGCTGACAAAAGTTTCAGAGTTAGAGGAGAGCTGATTGGACTGTACGGTCAGCACCTGTGGCGAGACGGAGGCAGACGAGTGGTTGTATGTGAGGGTGAGGTAGATGCTTTGAGTATCAGCCAAGCCTTTGATAACAAGTGGCCTGTCGTCAGTGTACCTAACGGAGCGGGAGCAGCTAAGAAGTTTATAGCACAAGCCATTGATTGGTTAGATCGTTATGAACAAGTTGTCTTCTGCTTTGATATGGATGATGTCGGACGAAAGGGAGCAGCGGAATGTGCAGCACTCTTAACACCAGGTAAAGCACACATCGCAGAGCTGCCACTAAAGGATGCTAACGACATGCTCGTTGCTAACAGAAGTAAAGAGTTAGTACAGTGCTTGTTTGATGCAAGAGAGTACAGACCGGACGGCATCGTAAACGGTAAGGAACTCTGGGATGTTATCTCTCATAAGGAGGAACACAAAAGCAAACCGTATCCGTTTATAGGACTGAACAGTATTACTCACGGTATGAGACTAGGAGAGTTAGTTACTGTCACTGCTGGTAGTGGTATCGGTAAGTCTTTGTTCTGTCGTGAGATAGCACACCATCTGTTAGGACTAGGTGAGACTGTTGGTTACATAGCTCTTGAAGAATCCGTCAGGCGTACAGCACTAGGTATCCTTGGTATCCACATGAACAAACCACTACACCTAGATGATGATATGTTAGATGAGAAAGAACTGAAACCTGCGTTTGATAAGACTGTTGGTAACGGTAAGTTCTACACTTACGATCACTTCGGTAGTATGGAGTCCGACAATCTGTTATCTAAGATTAGGTATCTGATCAAGGGCTTTGATTGTAAATGGATATTCCTAGACCACCTATCGATTGTGGTTAGTGGTATCCAAGGAGACGATGAACGCAGACTGATAGATAATACAATGACCAAGCTACGATCTCTAGTAGAAGAGACAGGGTGCGGTATGGTATTGGTCAGTCACTTGAAGCGTGTGGATACTGGACATGAAGAGGGTGGACGAGTCAGTCTGCATCACCTCCGAGGGTCACAAGCAATCGCACAGCTATCGGACATGGTCATCGGATTGGAACGCAACCAACAAAGCGACAGACTATCCAACGAAACAAAAGTAAGAGTACTGAAGAATCGATTCAGCGGTGAGACCGGACACTGTAGTACATTGTATTACAACATAGATACCGGACGATGCACCGAGGAAGAGAGGGCGAGTACATTTAACGATGAAGAAAAAAATAATGAACCTTTTTAATAAAATAATAACAATGAAACCAAAAATAAATATGAAAGCAGAAATTAAAACAATATATCCTCAACAAGCCAAGCAACTATTGAAACTTAATACAAGGAACAGACCACTAGCTAGTCGTCATGTGAATTTATTAGCAGATGAAATGCGTTCTGGTAATTGGAAGCTTAACGGGGAAACAATAACACTCAGCGGTGATGCTTTACTAGATGGACAACACCGGTTAGCTGCTTGTGTTTTATCAAACACTCCATTTGAATCTTTTGTAGTAGAGGGTGCAGACTCTGATTGCTTTGATACAATAGATGTAGGAAAGAAACGAACTAACGCAGACACCTTACATGTAAAGGGCGAGAAGCATTATGTAGCTTTATCCTCATCACTTAGAGTTATACATTATTACTATAATGAAATTGGGGAAAATCCTGGAGATACTCATACACAACTTACAAATATACAGGTACAGAAATTACTTGAGTGGCATCCGGGTATAAGAAATAGTGTCAATAAATTTACTACACCTTCGCATAAAGCTTTAGTTCCGTTGTCTCATGTTTGTGCTTTTCATTATATATTTTCCTTAAAGGACCCAGAGTTAGCTGACGAGTTCATGGAAAAATTAGTGACGGGTGCTAATCTAAGTGAGGATGATCCTGTAGCTGTGTTAAGAAACAAAATTATACTTACTAGATTAAATAATACTAAGATTGCATCTAAATTTTTGAGAGCTTATTTAATTAAAACATGGAATGCGGTTCGTGAAGGCAGAACTATAAAACATCTTTATTGGAGGACTAACCGTTGTCCAAATGAAAAGTTTCCTGTAGCAAAGTAAAACATGAGAACACTATTCTTTGATATAGAAACAAATGCTCTTGAAGACTTCACTAATCTGACGGACTTACACACTGTACACTGCTTGTCTGTGTACGACCCAATGACTCCGAAGATGGTGACCTTTGCGGGAGATAGTATACACCGTGGACTGACAGCACTAGCAGAAGCAGACCGTATCGTCGGACACAATGTTATTAAGTTTGATATACCTGCTTTGAAGAAGCTGTACGGATTCTCTCCACCTCTTGTTAAAGTAGTAGACACCTTAGTATTATCTAGGTGTATATTCAGTGACCTACGCAACGAGGACTTCGGTCGTAACAACTTCGATCCAAAGTTAGTAGGTAGTCACAGCTTGAAAGCTTGGGGACACCGGATGGGTAAAGCTACGAAGCTGACATACGGAGAAGAGGACGGTGCGTTCGATCATTATAACGATGAGATGCGGAAGTACTGTGAGAGAGACTGTATAGTTACACAGATGTTGTACGATTATCTAATCAGTCAAGAGCCTAGTAATGTGATGATAAGTATAGAACATTGGTTCGCATTTATCATTAGCCAACAGGAGCGACACGGTTTTGCATTTGATGTAAAGAAAGCTGAAGAGTTGGAAGTTAAGTTGATGGGTGAACGGGCTGAAGTAGCTGATGAGCTAGAGTCTATATGTGAACCTACTAAGGTTGAGATGAAGACAGCATCGGGTTGGAGGCTAGAGTTAGATGGTGAGGTGTTTGAAGCTGAGACCAAAGGTGAACTTCGTAACAAGTTGCGTGAAGCTAAGAAGGTACTGAAGCGTGTGGAAGATGCTGTTAGGTTAGATAACAAAGTTAAGTACATACCGTTCAATCCTGGCAGTAGACAAGAAATAGCTAAACAACTAAAGAAGTTAGGCTATGATTTACCAGTAGAACCAGATGCTACCACTCCTAAGATTGACGAGGCTACAC